CGCAGAACTGTACAGCGGAAGGCTCGAAGAAGAGTCGATCTCCCCGTCAACCAATGGTGTGGCGGACAAGGGTATCACGGCTTCTTCGATACAGAAGAGATATGACCAACCAGCGCAAGACTTCGCTGGCCACAAATCAATCTGGTCTATCTCCGAACCTAACGCAGACAATACTTACGTAACGAGGGCCCCAGAAAGGGACTCGATCTGAACTGGTCTAGTACGTTCGTCCACAGATGGCTTAGCCAAGTGCACGTACGACAATAGCTCTAGTCAACAACTTCTTCTCTATCAAGGAGTTCCCATTCCACTGGTCAGTACGCATGCGTACGAACACTATTGGTGAGGGCCTTAGGTAGATCCGAAGGAATATTGGCTAGTCTAGACTACGCGCAGCCGCTTGGTGGGTCACCACCCGGGGTTGCGGACGCCTATAACCAGACGAGTCGAGTTGCGCACCGCGTTGCGCAACGAGGGGATCATCAAAGGATGCGGCCAATCGTAACTCGTAAAGTTCGTCGTCAGGAGGCGGCTCACAAGGAGCAGCCCCGACTTCGGGCTTAACAGAGACGATAACAGCACCTTGGATGAAGGGCTTTGGTAACGGTTTACTGAACAACACTTCAGCAGACATAGGATGAGTGGGAAGATTCCCATCCCTAAGTGCGTTTCTCCAAGAACGCCGATTCTGCTTCAGTACTGCAGTATACTGTCGGGCGTGGATGGCGGACACATTCTTAGTGCCCTTCCATATATCCGCGTCCATCAAAACGGTGTTGTAGCACATGGCTCCGTAGATTATATTGTAGGTTCTTTCTTCTTCAGGAGAAGGGTTACCATAAACAATACAATCAGGAAGCATGGACATGACGACTCGGTGGACTTCCCATACTGTCTTGGCCGGAATTCGGCCCACAGGATATTTGAGTTTCCCGTCAGAACGACGAGGCATCTCAGAAATACGCTGTGCGATCTTCAAATCGAGATCAGTAGGACCCCACGCAGGTCGCCTGCCATCGCGATCCTCCTCGGGAGTAATGACGGTCGGTAAACCGACACCGCCAAACTCCTCCGGTACGAACCATGGGCAAGCACCAGCTTGATCCAAAACCTTTCGATGATGACGAATGAAGAGAGCCATTACGTTATAACGTAACTCTTCAGGGCAGAACTTGATGAGCTCTCGACACCGAGCGCCGAATGTTATGTCGGCATCGGCGATCGCGTCGGCACCAACCGACTCACCAGAACGTTTTAATCCGAACAAAAGTCCGAGATTAACGTAAGGTGTTTGCTCAAACCAAAGCTGCCTTGAGAAGTCGCCCCGCTCTATCGTGTGGAAATGAACATCCAACGGCTCCTCAAGCCGACGGAAGTTCATAGAATTAATCTGGGCAAACTCATCCGAAAGGAAAGTCTTGCCTATAGATGATTCCAAACCACCAAAAGCGGTAATCCTCTTCCATAACTCGTATCCTGCCTTAGTCGTCTTAAAGACGACATCGTCGCCATTGATCAGTAGACCTGAATTATCTAGAGAGACACGACGTCCTCGAGTAAGTTCAATGGCCCACCGACACATGGCGGCGTTGGCGATACAAAGTACGGGAAAGGAGACGATGGATCCCATCAATTGTCCCCACCGCTGAGGTGTAGGATACCGAGGTGAAACACCATGAGGAGGCTTGAAGTGGTTGCCTGTCAAAGACATTAGCAACAACTTGCGCTCAGTCGCGCTAAGACCACAGCACTCAGCTATGGCCTTACCAATAGTCTCAGACACCCATGGTGCAAGATTATCGGTGGCAGCAGAGTAATCACCAGAGAGATAAAACTCACCTGGTTTTAACTTTGCACCTAGTACGTCTTGCACAATCCATGGGGTCACCGGTGTCCCTATCAACTGAAAAGTCTTGTGGCGAAACAAAGTTTTCCACATGAACTTCTGCAGAGGATGGAGGAACTCCGACATGAGACCTTGCCCCTTCGTGATGACCCGCACCTTTAGTGACTCCGCTAAGCCGACACACTCCACTTGGGAGATCTCGGTACGCCCAAGAAGTTCATCAAGCAACTGATAAATTGCTCGATTGTACTCCTCAAGGCGGCGTAGATCAAACTGAAAGGTACGGTTCCCTTTTCCGATGTATTCATCCTCATCGCGAACTCCGTTATCCCACTGACCGAATTCGTCGACGTGAGCAGTAATCTGCTTAATGTCAACAAAACTCGGACGTGTGAAACGTACATCGGCGCCAAGCTCGTAGAGCTCGTTTCGATCACTGACTTTGCCTTCGGCAACAGGATCAAACACGCGACCGCTGCGATGCAGGAATTGATTTACATCAGCCCATTTTCCACCGCGTTCCTTTGTCGTATCAAACGACGCAGAAACAGAAGGGAATATCATCTTGTACCGGTCATCATCTGTGAACGGACGAGTGAACAACTCCTTTACGGTGCGAACAAGTTGGGCCTTCATGGTTTCCTCAGTGAGGAGAACGTCGTCATATGAATCGACGATGTCACCCCACTCAATAAGGAAACCCCCTTTCTTCTGTTTGCGAACTGTGGTTAAAGCTGTGAAAGCTTTAAGAACGGCCGCCGCAACCATCTTTTCGGACGGTCGCGGACAGCCTTTCTTTACCTGCAGAACGCTAGCAAGAAAGGAGTGCCTAAACGTGGACGATAGCAATAGTCGAATAAATCGACCTGCGCTACCACAACACAGCACATGAGGGAAATCAGGGAAACCTGGTAACGGGTATTCCGGACCGACGTCCTCCTGGCGAGTGCTAGCATGAAAGAAGGCTGCAAATTTATATTTGGCCCACTTCATCCAGCCACCCTCACCAAGAAGACGGGAAGCCTCACTCCAATGCGCAACCGTTCTCTCGAACGAGCGCATGGACGTGGGATTCTTATGTCGACCGTGATACCCATACGCCTCAAGCAGTACGTAGAGCGCATCAACGCAACCACGTACTGCAACCACGTCCTCCTCGCATAGGACGGCTTCCGTATTGAGGAATACGGAAGACTGGGTTGGTCGCCCTGCAGGTTCCTCAACCGGCAGGGCTGCCGCCGAAATCACCTCCGGGTGGAGGGTGATCACTTTAGAAGGATCACGCTTGATTTCGGCTGTGTCATGAGACACGCCCACAACACATGGGGGAGTACCCTCTCCCACCATAGAGGTGCGCAGCTCACCATACTTTGACTCAAACGAGTTCATTGTAGAGAAGCCACTTGTAG